TGTAAGTATTAAATGTTAGGAATTATTTTTGCACTCATAACACGGCGAGGTTTATAGTTAAATGCTATTTGTAACCAAAAGTTTTGAGCTGTTAAACTTGTATCTGCGAAGATATTATTGTATAAGTGTGGAAATACATAAGTTGTATATGTATCTATGTTTTCAAAAATTCGATTTAGACACATCCAACCTTCATTTTCGATAAGTGCAAAATTTCCATATGTTTTGTTGACATTTGTCATATATTCAATCCATGCAGGTTGTTTTCCTATGCTTATATTTAAATCTTCTTGTTGGCATGAACTGTTTAGATGTCTATATAATCTATCTTGAAATCCGATACCATCTAACTGTGGTTTATGAAGATCGTCTAGTGTATCTAAATACAAATCCCACTCGTTTCCTTGAAAATAATCCACTCTTGGTGTGATAGATGTAATACAGAATATATACCCAGGTTCGTCAGCTTTGAATACAATATTTCCTCCTTTATGATTAGTTGCTACACCTCGTCCGGCTAATGAACCTAATGGTTGTTCTTCCGTTCCACTGTTATTGATAACTTCTTGAAACTCTATTTCGAGCGAGCTACCTCCGAGGTATAAGGGTGTTTCGATATGATTTAAACCTCCGCTAGTATATACAGTTTGTATCCACGCGTTATAACTTCCATCGCTTACGGCAATTCTGTTAAGCATGGTATATACTTTTTTTGCTAGGTTAAGAGTGTCAAGTGTGAAGCTGCCAGAACTTGTATCAATAGCTGTTATAGTGTTGATTCCTGTATCCCCGTCGAGCCATTCGGTATTAACCCAATTCGTGTTGATATCGCTTTGATAGGTTTTAAGTGCTAATCCAACCATAGGGTAAGCACAATTTGGTATTGGACTTGGATCTGGATCTGTATCGTTGATATCTATAACAGTATTAAATATGTCGGATATAAATGGTTCGGTCATTTGATATACATTTCTTCCGGAAGCTAATATATCCTCCCTCATTTTGTCGATTGATTCTAACGGGTATGATTTATAATTTCCGCTAATATTGTATGCTCCTATTTTTTTAGTTATGTTTATTGATTTAGTTGCGGTTTCTCCATCTAATGTTTTAAATTTAAAAGCTCTTAATAATGGGGCTCCGGAGATTGGTACAATTGAATCTGATATATCTTCTAATACTCCTGACCCTATTAATTCGCCTATTGTTTTAAGATTGAAATCTATTGTGCGTCCTTCACCTGCTGGAGTGAGTATAATAGAATTATTAAAAATTGTGTTGTTTATTTGTACGGATTCTAGATTTCTGAATGCTATTATAAGCCCATCTCCTTGAATAACTGTCACTTGTTGGGTTGGATTTGGTATTATTTGGCTTATTCGATATTTTCCATTTACATCCGGGCCATCTATTGC